ATGGCTAAGCTGAGTATCGCATCGGAAGACCCGCGCCCGTATCTCGCGGGCAAAGGCAAAAACGCCCGCTACGTGTTCCCCGAGGATCCTGACTATCCAGACAACACTGCCGGCAGGCTGCGGGCCTACCTCGCAAGCCTGCTGGCGGATCCCGACACCGAAATGTTCCCGGACTTCAGCCGCACCTTCCACCGTGGACGTGCGTTGATTGAGCGCATGGCGCTGGACGTGCGCGGCACGGACATACCGGCCATGAAGCTCTCGCCGGCAGACTGCGCTGACATTCTTGCGTTCATGAGCTTTGCGGTGCCGATCGACCGCGCGGCCTGGTGGCAGGACAAGGAGAGCATCAGTCACGTCTGCGGTTTCAAAATGGTGCTGGAGGCTTTGCAGAGCAGCCTGCGCGGCTCGAGGCGGCGGCCATGAGCTCGGTTACGCGGATCCGCAGCGCCGGTCGATCCCCCGCCTACAGCGGTTCGATCCAGGGCACCGCACTGGAATACGCGCTCGATGAAGTGCACCAGCGGCTCTACGACCTGCAGGGCATCATCGATGTCACTTGCAAGGCGTTTGACCTCGAGGATTCTGAAGACGAGCAGCCGTCGTACTATCGCGCACTTCGGGCCGCGAGCACTTGCGTGGACAACATTGTCACCGCTCTGCAGGCCGACGCCCTCGAGGAGCGCGCGCAGGAGATCGCCAACCGAGCGACAACGTCGGAGAGGAAGTCGTGAGCGCAACAACCATGGATCCGGACGTCGACTACAAGGATGTATGGCCGGGCCACGTCAACGTCGATCGCGCCGGCGCCGAGCTCGCTGTCGAGATGCTCGATGCGCTTGAATCGAGCGACACGGCGGACAATGGCAGTGGTCTCACTGAGGCCGATTACTCGCAGCTGGAAAATTGGGCGCGGCGAGGCAAGCCGTTCCGCAACATTGTGGCCGAGTATCTGCAGCGCGCTCGTGAGGCGGGCCCCGACGTCGACGCGGGGTTTTGCGCGGTGCTGTCCGACCTGGTCAGCCAGCATTGCCAGGGCACCGACGCCGAGGCCGACAGTTACGCGGAGATGTTTGGGATAGAGTGATCGTCCAGGGGCGGCGCCCGCGGCCGCCCCTCACTTCGGAATAACCATATAACGCCGAAGCATGGCCTGACCTGGCGACTGCGGGTGATTTATGCGCCATCATCCGCGCAGACAGATTGGCGCGCGTACTGCTCTACGATCGCGCGTTGCAATAGGTCTAAGGAGAAGAACAAATGACATTGGAAGAGGCGCTGAGGCTCGTACAGCAAACCCGTTCATTCATCGGCACAATCTTTTCCCACGAGGTGGTGCTGGACGGCAAGTTCAAACCACAGGAGCTTGAGGCGATATTATTCGTGATGCGAAATCGGCCTGCTCCACCGTATGAGACTGCTCAATGACAATTGAGCCTCACCCTTCGCGTCCTGGGCTTTCCGTTAGGTGCGCCGCGCCATAGCCTATTGGCTGACCCGGATCGGCTGCCTCGATGCCGACCTGGCACCGCTCCGCGCCCCTGGTGCAGAAGAATAACCCGCCGCGCGAGCCGAACTCGCCGATCTTCCAGCAAGCGTCGATCCGCTCGAGCATCGCCGCGACAAAAATGCGCTTGAGATCCACGCCGGCGGGCAGCGCGCGGGCCTCGAGCACCGCGTTGAGCCGGTCACGTACAACATACCAGCGCTGCTCTTTGGTGGGCTCCAGCGGGTCGTAGACGGTTCGGCGGGGCATCGCTGAAACGTAGCGACTGGCCAGCCGGCGAGTCCATACAGTAGTCCGCAGCGCACAATGCTGTATAGAGCGCAACCCCTTGTCCGATGGGCAACGCAGGTAGAGGCTATACCGAGCCATGATCCTGCAAATCCTCTGGTGCGCGCGCTGTCGACCTAATTCGATGGCTCCGAGTCACTGAACCGTGATCAGTCTATGACGCAGACGTATCTCGACGAGCTCGTGCGAGCATTCCCGTCGATCCGGGAAGTTTGGCTCTTCGGGTCTCGCGCCAATGGCGTCGCGCGAGCCGACTCCGACTGGGACTACCTGATCTTTTCCGATGACCCCGGGCTCATGAATTGCATTTATCAGCAGCGGCACTTTGATCGGCCGGAGGTCGATGCGCTGGTTGTGTCTGGTCAGTTCGCAGTGCGCCCTTGGCCCATGCCGGACGGAACGTGGAAGAAGCTGCGCATGGTAGAGGACATACAGTGGACACCGGTTTCGGAAGCGCTCGCGACTTACCAGTCGGCAAAGGAGCGCTCGCCTGGCTCCTTCGCCGTCGATCTCCACGAGATGAAGGCTCACCGTGTGTATCGCGCTGGGGTTCCTGGCAGCGGGAGGCTCTATGGATGACGAAAAGGCTAAGTCCGTGCGTCGGCGACGAAGGAGGAAGCACCACCGTCGCGTGAGAAAGCGACGCGAGTCGCTTAGCAACTTCCGAGAGTGGTACGTCGATGTACTTGAATCGCTCTATCCGAAGCGCGCCTCTGGCATCGCGGCGCTAATGATCTCGTTTCCGCTGCTGGAGCGATATCTGCGGCAGACAAACGGCCTGAAGCCTGACCAGGATCTAAACGATAGCTGCATGGATACGCTTAAGACACTGTTTGCGGCGCTCCCGGACACTGCCACCGCGTGGGACTTTTGGCGAGTGTATAGAAACGGGCTCTTGCACCAAGCGACGCTTTCAACACACACGCGTAAGGGGAAAATACTTCCAGCCGGATCAATGACGCACAGTCTTGGCGTACCCCTGGCGGTCAAGCCCAATGGCGGCTTTATTCTGCAGCCAGTGCTCTTTAGCAAAGAGGTCGTGCGAGCTATCGAGACCAATTTCAGGATCTTCGACGGTGCCGGTACGTCGGGACCGCGGCTTCCGCGCGTAGAGAAAACCGCCCTTCCACCGATCGGGCTTGGCCCGCAAACGTTCGTTCTTAGCACCAAGTCGTAGCCGGCTACCGCGTCCACATTGGCCGCTTCGGCTGCCGCGCCGTGACTTGGATTGCGCGAATCTTCAAACGGAGACGAGTCGTGGCCGAAATGTTGAATCCCAAAGGCGCTTCAAAGGTTCGAATCGAATGGCAAGGCGCCGACAAAATGAGAACCCGCATGGTGCGACACGTCCTCGGCGGCTTCATGGGCCTTCGGCAACTCGGGCTCCCAGATGCCATTTACAACCTGCCTCTCCTGCTCGCCGTCGAGGTGCTTAAAAAGACACTGCAACGGGCAAAGGCTCAATACGGCTTCGAGTCTGACAGCTGGTCCTTCGCTGATCTCATGGCAGGCTCGCGAGCAGTTCTGACTTATGAAAATTACTCAGCGCTATGGGCGGCGATGCAGCGCCGAAACGCTATCGCACACAACGGCGAGCTTTTCCCGGCCCAGGTCTGTCTGGAGGATATAGCCAATATAGAAAAGCAGCTGTATGCCTGGCAGCTCGTCAGCAAAGTCCGCGACCCGGAGAAGTACGACGCCATTGACGATTAGCGCGGCTGCACTCGATCATCAGTACTGCGGGATCGAGCCCGAAGCCGGGGATACTGCGGCTGTTTGAGCAAAGCCGACGGGCACCGTCGCATCCACGGCGAGACAGGTCAGCGTCGTGATCCAGTCATTGCCGCGTGTATCTCCATTGTGATCGGCGCGCATCACATAGTAGGTCCCGTCCGTGGATGTCTTGATCGTCCTCGCGAGGAGCGCGTTTCCCGCCTGGCTGCTTTTGTCCAGGCCGTAGCGATACTGGTTGATCGCGTTGCTCTGCAGCTGCACGCGCTGGCCGATCCTCAGGGAAGGATTGATGAGCACCCGCATGATGATGCCGTTTTGCGTCTGTTCCGGCACGCCGATGAGGCCGGTCTGCGGAGATATCACGGGCACCTCGCCCGGGATATATGAGTTCTTTGGGATCAGCGTGAGCTGGCCATCCTGAATGGACCATAGAACGTTGTTGCGATCAGCGAAGTCACGCAGCTCGTCACGCGCCAAGCCGTAGAACACCCGACCCCGGGTGCGACCGTTTGTCGAAAGATCCGGCGTGTAGCCCTGGGTAATGCCGCCGGCCATGTCTCGGACGCAGGCCTGCAGATCGTCCGCCGGCGTAGATCCCTTCGCGAGTGATAGTGCCATGGGACTGAAGTTGTAAGCCTCGTCTCCGTCCGCCGCAGTGATATCGACATAGCTGTCCTTGGCATCAACGCGGCCGAGGCGCACCTGCTTGACGTTGCCGCGGAAGATCAGGCCGAAATTTCCCTCATAGCCAGCTTGAATCACGAGCTGCCCGGTTGGTGCTGAAGCGGTTGCCGCCTGCGCGGCGGCTGGCGATAAACCTGCCGACAAGGATTGCTGGATGGACTGCTGCACCGCCTGGGTGAAGTTGCTGTACAACAGATTCGCTGTGTTCCGCGATAAATTAAAAATGCGCACGTCGGCCGCATTCGGTGTCTGGAAGTCTCCGCGACGTACGGAGAACACACAACGGAATTGCGAAAAGTCGAGCGCATCGCCCTTCGTGTTGCCGACGATCAAGCTGAGCTTCCGGCCGTATTGCTGCGTTCCCATTCAATGTACCCCTCGAGCGCCCTGTGCTCGCGCGCGCTGCACGATCTCGGCGACTCTCGATGTGTGATTCATTGCTCTCATCACCGCGATAAGGCATTGCGCGAGCCGGATCTCGCCGCGATTGAAACCGTAGCGCACGCAAAAGGCCTTGAGCGCCGCGCGATCGAGGGCGAGGAATCGATTGGCCGTCATGCCTGCTTTCGTCCTGGCTACGGCAACCCGATCGCAGAGCTCTACGATCTCACGCTCTGGCAGGCCTCCTCGCACTCTGTCGGTCGCCGGCGAAAGGCCGGCAAGCCGGCGTACTGCTTCGCTACCGTTGGTCATTGCGCATGCCTCCGCAATATCTCGAGCCATTGGTGCGCGGCCTGAAACGTCATTGACCGCGGCTCTCAAGCTCGCCCAGCCGTTTCCAGATCTCCATCGACGAATGAATTGGACTAAATGCAATCATCACCGCATCGGCCAGGTTCGGCGACATCGCGCCGTCAGGCGCTTTGTCGACCAAGATCTTGCCGACGCTGTTGATCGAGTAGGTCGGCTGCGACAGCTCACTGACCAGCGGCATGAGCTCCTCGAGCTGCGGGTCGATGCAGATCAGATCGTCGGCCACATACGGCAGGCCTGCGAGCGCCCGCCAGGTCGCCTGGAAGCGCAGGCGCAGGCACCACCAGGACATTGCCTTCAGGTTCGCGAAGAAATCCTTATTCTTGCGCTCGGGCACGAGCTCGCCCGTGGGATCGTGCACCTCACCGGATCCGCGGAACGGTGCAACATCGATCTGGCGAGCCTGGCCGCCGGCGTCGCGGCGTTCTTGGTTGATCCGGTTCGCATCCCCGCGCACGCCGGCGCCGAGTCCATCGGCATCGTAGGTGAGCGTGTCGTACCCGTACTGGTCGCAAAGGAAGAAGGCCTTTACGACGGTCTTGAAGATGTCCGAATCCTTGCCCGACCAGCTATGCAGATGCTGTAGCAGGAACCCATGCCGGCCTGCAAGCGCGTTGTCGTCTCGACCCTCGTCTGCCACGTCGAGGCCTGCGTACTTCGAGCCGGACGGCTGAATGCCGAGCTTCAGGTGCGCGCCGATTGCCGCCTGCACCCAGGCGCTCGGAATCAATGCGCCTTCCACTGATCCGCGGTAATCGATATCGATCTCCGCCGCCAGTGTGACCGGATCGAGGATCTCGCGCTGCGCGGAATACCATGCATCGTCCTTGCGTGGATCATCGCGCCAGTGAAACCGAAACGTCTTGTACTTGCCGCTATGGCGCTTGCGAGCAAACGGATTCGCCATGCCGCTGACCGACGAGATATCGATACGGCAGTCGGTGTTGGTCGACAGCGATGCGTCGATTAGCTCGGGCCGCTCGAGGTGCGCGGCTTCGTCGATGAAGAAGATCGAGGAGCGGCCGCCGCGGCCGATGCGATCACCGGCCTCGCCGACGAGCGCTGACTGCGTCTCCGGGAACATGATTCGCATGTGTGCAGAGTGGCGACTCAGATCCCAGCCGCCGCGAAACTCCGCCGGCAGATGCTTCAGAAAAAGCCGCGCCTTGAAGAAGAGGCAATCCGGATCGCCGCTGCGATCGACCTTGTCTTCCTTTGCGGATCCGACGCCGATGGTCAGATTTCGATTGAAAAGACACAGCGACACCGCGACCGACATGGCGAGCCACGACACGCCGCAATCGCGGGATTTCTCCGTGAGCCCGGGCTCCCGAGCTCGTGAGCGCGCCAGAACCCAGTCAATCCACTCCACTTGCTTTGGGAACAGTATGAACGGCAACAGCACCGGCCGCGGCGGCACCAGCAAAGCATTGCGCGGATCCGACGTCATTCCCCAGTCATTGATGAACTGCGCGATGTGCTCGCGGTAATGAAGCTTCAGGGCTGAGAGCGTGTGCGGATTGGCGCGGATGCGACGCAGGCGTTCGATGCGCCTCGCAAAGACGGCTGCGTAGTCTGGATCCTTCCAGTCGAATCGCTCGGCTGCATCTTTGAGTACTGTATTCATCGGCTCCACAAAACATCGCTGTCGAAAGTGCTCCGTGCTCCGCACGCTAATACGGGCCGAGGAGCGTCGCGAGCCCAACCATTAGACTCGCCGGTAATCGTCTCGTGACCTACGGCCGCTTCACTCGTGGGATTGCACCCGCCATGTCGGGAACGCGAGCGGCGGCAGCTGTCGATGTTTTCAATGCACGCATGTCGATCAGCCGCAAGCGCGGGCTATTGCCCCGTCAGCAATTGAGTCAGCGGGCGCCATTCGCCCAGAACTTGCGGTTGCGCTCGTTGATCTCGCCCGGCGTGAGCGGCTTGCTGCCGATGTCGCCTGACCGATGCGTCGCGCCGTTCGCTGGCGTCTGTCGCGTGTCGCCGGTCGGCCGCTTGCGCGGCTGGTAATCGCGGATTTTCTTGCCGACGTCCACCCTATCGTCCGGATCCATGTCATCAAGTACAGGGCTCAGCGCCGAGACGAAGGCGTCGGTATCGATGTGGACCGGGTCGCCGGTGTATGCCGTGCCGGTTTTGATGGCTCCGCTGCACGCCTTCCATGCGGCCAACTCTGCTGGCGTGGCAGGCGTGATTATGGTGTCGCGCGTCAGTCCTCGAATGGTCCGAAGTAACTCGGCCAAGTTATTGGGTATTTCCATGTGGGAATCCTCTGTGATGATGAAAAAGAAAAGTGATCACTCGGCGCGCGCGATCAGCGCATCGAGTCGCTGCTGCCAGTCGACGGCCATTTCATCAACGCTGGCGCGGTCGGCCAGCGTCCTGCCGCCAAAAGCTTCTAGCTCTGACAGAGCCAGGATCGGCAATCCAATATTCAGCTGCTCGGCGTTGGGCACGTTGCGGATGTTGAAGTCAATGCTGTCCCATTCGCGGTCGGTAAGTGATGAAGGGGTGCACCAGACTTCAGCCTCGGCGATTCGCAATCCCAGAAAGCGATGAAAGCGCTTCTTCAGAGATTGCAGGTCGGCGACGTACTGCTCGAAGTCGGCGCGGATCTGGGCCCGCAGCAGCGCTCGCGCGGCTGCCTTCACCGCGGCGTCGGCTTTCTGCAATTCGGCCTGGGCGGCCTCGAGCTGCGTTCTGAGCTGCTCGAGGGCCGCGTGGGCGATATCCGCCTGGTCCTGTGCCGCGATGCGCTCCAGGCGCGTGGCCTGATCGTCGATCGGCGCCGCGCCACCGTCGCTGAATCCTTCGAAAATCCGCTGCAGCAGGCCTTTGGCGCGCTGCGCTTTCTGAGTCTCTACGACTGACTCGAGACGCCGTACCTCCGCGTCAGCGCCATCCGCGAGCGCCTGGCTGCGACCGACGGCTTCGGTGACGAAATTGAGCAGCTCGCGCGCATGCGTACGATGTTCGATGGCGCGGGCGAGTACGGTGCGCTCATCTGCAATTTCCGGCTCGGGCTTCAATTCCAGTGTTGCATTCATTTCATTTCGCTCCCGGTGTCTAGGCCGGCGTCACGCCGAGCGTGCCGACCTGTGTGGTTATGTCGGCGACCTTCAGCAGTGCGGACAGAAATTTTGCGCCGTTCAACATACCGGCGGCCGTATACGTACCGCGAACATCACCGGTGCTGGACGTCGCCGGCATGGTCAGATCAGCCGGCACAAACGTGCCCGCGTCGGCCGCGTCGTTGAACATGACTTCCGAGATATCGCCAGAATTGACCTTGAACGGCAGGCCGAGCACGTTGCCAGTGCCGAATGTGGCCGCAGTAATCGCTGCGCTCGACACTATCGACGTGATACTCGCGAACGCCTTCTTGCCAGTGAACGCAGTACCGGTCTGCGCCTCGGTTTGCGCGTTGCCGTAGTAGTCCGTGCCGGTGACGGTCACGGTGCTCGACGTCGTCCAGGCTCCGACCACGTTGCGAGGCACGTCAGGCGTGCCCACGCCACTCGTGGTCTGCGCGCCGCCGAGTACTGCTGAGCCGGATGCGGCAATCGATGCGCTGACGCTGTAGGCATTGGCAACACCGAGCAGCGGCGGCTGGCCGCTGACGGAGGCGTTGATGGTCGGCGCGGACGTCAGCGCTTGCGGACTGCCGTAGCTGCCGCCGCTCGCCGGCAGCGGATTGGAAAAGAACGGGCAGGTTTCCGCGCCATTGATCAGCTGCGCGGTGACGACCTGGCCGGTCGATAGCGTCAGGGGCACCAGTCCCGTCGCGCCCGCCCAGTTCGCGTTGAGCGTTTCGCTGGTGTCGCCGGCGGCCGGTGTACCGCTGAACACTACGGCGCGTTTGCCCGTGGGCCGCCATCGATAGACGGGCGTGGATTGAAAGCCGTTCGAATTCGCGGCCTGATACATCGGCACCCATGCAGAGCCGCTATTCCACACTTTGCCGTTATCGCTCGTGGTCGCGATGGTGCCGATCGGCGTCACGGCAGGCGGGAACTGCGCTGTCAGCGCGGCCGTCGTGTATACGCCATCGAGGCGCCCATCTAACTGCGGACTTGCTGTACCCATATCATTCTCCAGTGTTGAGTTCGGTGAGTGCGTTCGGTCATTCGGGCAGCAGCACGCGCGGCCAGCATCTGCAGTTGGGCAACGCGCCGGCGTGTCCGGTCATCCCATCGAGCGTGGGTGGCGCCTTCCAGAGCACGGCCTGGTCCTGCATGGCACGGTGCGATGCTCTGACCGATGAGTCTCTGACGGTCTCCCAGGCGTAGGCCGTACCGCCGGCGGCCTCGGCGCGCGTCTGCGTCAGCGCGGTAGCGGTGCGGCTCGTTTCTGTCCTGGCAATCAAGATTGCCCGCGACTTCGCGACCTCGCCCGATCGCATGATCTCGGCGGCATATTCCTTGGCGCGCGTGGAATCCTCAAGCCCCTTGATCGTGAGCTCGTGCACACGCTGTGCGGCTTCGGTCGGAATCGAGCGTATGAACGTGACCTGTTCGCCGAGCAGCTCCCGGATGCGCCCGCCAATGGGTGCACGCCGCAGATCCTGGCGCAACTGGTGAGACAAGGCCTCGCCGAGCTCATGCCAGGCGCTACGACTGGCGCGATCGACCTCGAGCAGCATTGACGTCGCAACCCGCGTGGCCCAAGGCGTGATGGCTTCCGCGTACTTGCGCAGCATCTCGGTCAGCGCGTTGCTCGCCGGAACATCGCCGGGCGTGAAACCCACGATCAGGCGCCCGATGTGCTCGCCCAGGCTACGCAGCGCGATCTCATAGTTGCGGGCGGCGCGCTGCGAGCGCGTCGGGTTCGTTGGCCGGAGTGGCCGCGGGCGCCGTCTAGATGTCTGCACTCGTGAGGCGTCAGTAGTCAGCATGTGGCGCACCGATCGGCGAGCGCCTGTGCTACTTCATCGGGCGGCAGTCGAAGAGCGTCCGCGATGTATCTGGCGCTGTGACCGGACTGGTGAAGCCGGCGAGCTTCGGCAGCCAGTGCCTCGGGATCCGTGGGTCGGTGCAGCTGCGCCAGCTCGGCGTACGCAGCCATATCGAGCTTGCCGCCAGTGTTGCGCGAGTTCACGCAGCACCTCGCCTAACGCAATAGGAACGCGCAGGAGCGGCGCAGCTATTCAGCTGCGGCGATGGGACGTCGAGAGGGTAGAGCGCGGCGCTGGCGACGCCGTGCTCAGCGGTTATCGCAGGCCGAGACGGCGCGCAGCCTTTAGCAATGACGGTGCGTGCCAGCGTCCGCCGCCAGGTGATTCGACACCGCGCTGGTTGAGCAGCTCCGCGGCATCCCGCAGCGATAGGTCGGCCTTGAGCGCGAACTCGATCTGCGGTCGCAGGACCTCTGCGCGCGCCGTAGCGGCGTTCTGCTTCGCTGCCATGGCCAGCTTGCGGATGGCGTTCTGCTTGGACTTCGACTTGCCGGCCATGCCGAGCTTCTTCGTGGACCTGGCCAGCGCAGCCTTCGTGCGCTCGCTGATCTGCGCGCCTTCCTTCTCGGCAAGGGCAGCATAGATTTGCAGGGTAAACGCGTCCGCCTTCGGCAGCATCGTGACGATGAAGCGCACGCGCTGCTCCATCAGCCCGGTGATGAAGTGCGAATTGCGCGCAAGGCGGTCGAGCTTGGCCACGATGAGCGGGCCCTTGGCAGCTTTGGCGGCTTGGAGCGCTGAGCGCAGGCCAGGGCGCTGCGCGATGGCATCTGATCCCTTGCCCGTCTGCACGTCTTCGTGCCAGCCGGCAATCGCGATCCCTTCGGCCTTCGCGAAGTCCTCGATTGCCTGGCGCTGCGCCGCCAGTCCGAGACCCGATCGGCCCTGTTCTGCAGTCGAAACCCGTGTGTATGCGATTGCCTGCTGCATCGTCGTGTCCTCCAGTTAAGGCGACGATACCGCAGTTCGTGGCACTTGTAAACGCTTTTGGACGTTCGTTGTAAACCGTTAACGCCGTCATGCCGATTCCCCGAGCTTGTTCCAAACCCTCAAGGCCTCCGGCATGTCTTCATCCATCGGCCGCGCCCGGCGGCCAGCAATGACCACGGGGTCTACGGGCACCAGGGCAGGCATGGCCGCGGTGTCGGCCGGCATCAGTGCAGACGTCTGCACAGCGGCAGGCGTGTGCTCGAGCTGCGGCGCCGCGGAGGGCGCGATCCGCACCGTCGTGATGTCCAGCGTGCCGCTGACGATCTCCGCATAGACCGCTGCGGCTTCGACCGGATCCGAGATCTCGCGATCAGGCGCCGCTGCCAGCGGCGTCACGGTGACGCTCTGCATCGGCTTGCCGTATCCGCGCTCGAGCGCCAGGCGGCAGGCAGCGACCGCGACCTGTTCATCCTTCGACTGCATCAGCTGCTTCACGCGTTCGATCGCATCGGCGCCCAGGTCCTGGAAGGCCTCGCGGATTTCGGCGTCGCGCTTCGGCCGTCCCGTCGGGTTTGGCGAGTGGCCCGGCAGCCAGCGGCCGCTCGCATCCCGTGTTACTGGCGTGATAGCAGGGGCCGGCTCAGGCTTTCCGCGTGGCGCCTGTCTCCGCGTCCGCTGTTTGGTATTGGCGCCAGCCTTCATGCCGCTGCCTGCCTGACTTGCCGAACGCTCTCCAGGGTCGCGCCCTGCACCATGCGGGCGATCGCCCTGTCGTCCGCTTCGGGTGCCATGGTAATGGCTTTTCGGATCCGTCTCTGGATCTCGTCGGGCGGATCGCTCACACGCGAGTCCGCGCCAGCGGACACTATGTGTGAGACTCTCTGAATAGACTTGGATTTAAGACTACGCTGAACCTCCTTCAGCACTCCGATGTCGCGCCGTTCAGCACCCCCCATGTCGTCCCGTTCAGCACCCCCTGCACCAGCTTCAGCACTCGAGCCGTTGAGCGCCGACTTATCCACAATTACACCTTGGTGCTGAACCTCCTTCAGCACTGGTGCTGAACCTGTTTCAGCACTGTCGGCATTGTCCGGTGCTGAATCTCCTTCAGCACTCTGAATGCTTGGGGCCGGCTTCCAATCGGCGTCAACTTCCCATGGCGGTTTCCTGCCATTCGCGGCTTTGTGGATCTCTCGGGGCGCACACAGCGCATAGATGAAGCCGCACGACCACGCGGCGTCCGGACGCCTCTCACGCCTCCACAGGTAGCCTTCACGCTGCAGGTTTTCGAGGTGCGTGCTCACCGAGCGCTGCGATATCCCGGCCTCCCTGGCGAGCTCCCGCACGCCTGGGAAGATGTTTGAGCCATCGTTGCGACCATGCAGCGCCAGCGTGTGCGCTACCAATCGTGTCATCGGTCCGAGTTCACTCACGGCGATCATGTGCAGCCACTCATAACGCGCCGACTTCTCGCCCGTCAGCTCGACGGGCTGTTTGCGCTTCGCGTCGGCGGCCGCATCGCCCCACCGCTTCAGTCGCTGGGCACGCGAGAGACGGTTGGCTGGCTGCCGGCGCGGGATCGTGGTCATGCTCTTGTC